AGGATTTGAACCTGTAAGCCGTCGTAGGGCGATAGGACCTAAACCTATTGCGTTTGCCAATTCCGCCATTCGGGCAAGATGGAGTAAGTGTGATATACCTCATGAGGATATAACAGAGACTTACCCTCTATCACTTTTATATATTAGGGCATTTTCCGTAATACGTCAAGCCCTATGTACCAGTTCTGAATCTGTCCTACTGAAACAAATAATCTTTCCATTCAGAAACTTTTGTTTTCTGAAGATCAAGAACTATTCGGCTAATTGGAGATTCTGGAATTCTCTTCAAAACCATATTGGTTTCTTTGAGGAGTTTATCTCCTTTTTTGAGATTACAAGATGTGCAACAAGCAACTAGATTATCCCAAGTATCTTTTCCACCTTTAGAACGAGGAACTACGTGATCAATTGTAAGATCATTTTTAGACCCACAATATTGACATTCGTGGTCATCCCGTTTATAGATGAGTGCTCTCGTTGGGTAATCGGATCTTCCATAGGAAAATGGAATTTTCACATAATTTACCAAACGAATAATTCTCTTGGAGATGAGTTTTGCTTTTTGTTTGAAGAGCAAAACAATTGCACGTTTCCAATTAGTGAAGTGTAGTGGTTCGTAAGAACTGTTCAGAACTAGTATAGTCGAATTTGGTTCTACTAATTCCATTTTCCTATCACACCTCTGTTGCTATTTAGATTTGAAATGGCACCCTGAGAGGGATTTGAACCCCCGACTTCTTCGTTCGTAGCGAAGCACTCTTCCACTGAGTTACCAGGGCATTTGGCGAAGGGATAGGGACTCGAACCCACGATATACTGGTTAAAAGCCAGGTGCATTAGCCACTATGCTACAGACCCAAATAATATAGGATAAATATTCAGTTGTCGATGTTCGGTGTGGTCTCTCAACCACCTTTTAAGATTACCACTGAATCGGTGAGGAGTCAAGTGGGTTGTGCCAGACTTAGGACTGTCACAAGAAACAAAAAAGGGGAGGAAACTTTTGGTTTCTCTCCCCTTTCTTTTGCTTTTATGGATTACATCTTACATATGTCTTTCCATATTCGCAAACAGGGGAGAACCCTCGATATGCCAATAGCGGCAATCGCTTGTAATAAACTGTTTGTTCATTTGGTTAGACATTGTTTTCGACCTAAGTGTTTTTATTTATAAAGTAAAATAGCATTTTTTATTTCAGTTGTCAAGTCCATAAATTATGATCATACTCCCAGTGACAATTTGGGCATAAGGGCATTATGTTTTCCTTTGAGTTTATAACACTAATCATAACTTCTTCACTGAAAGAGGATATTGGTTTTATATGTGCAACTTCGACGTGTTTATCATACCCACATTTAATACATTTGGTAAATCCAAGTTTTTTAGCAACTACTCTCGCACGAGTTCTCACTAAAGCAAAAGCGGAAGATTTATGATGTTTTTCATAGATTGCTTCTTTAAGAGTCATATCTTTTACTTCTCTATCTTTTAACCACAACAAATAATGTTCTTTACAACGAGAACGATTTGCTGTTATGGGAGTTCCACAATCAACACACTTATGTTCTGGTTTTCTTTTTGGTGCTATTTTATTATTATATGAAGCAGCACAACTTCTCCCACAAAACTTTGGATTTTTTGTTTCTTCTTTACAGAATAAACATTTATTCATAATGGAACCTTTTAGTTATTATTATTTATAATACCTAAGGTTCAAAAAGCGTCTCAGGAGGGACTCGAACCCCCGACCAACTGCTTAGCTTACCACTACGGATTTCTCCGCCATTTCTGTTTGTGGTCTGGACTTTCTCTTTACCATATCCCAAAGGACTTAGGCACTTCCCGTAAAGTCTCTACACCTTCATCTTATGATGCTTGGCTCGGGATTGCCATTTTAAAGGGTTCCCCGAATTTGAGAAGTTACATTCATAAAGTTTCCTTTATGACGCTCCATTTATGTTTAAGGCAGATGCTCTATTCCGACTGAGCTACTGAGACAAGAGACCTCCCTGTTTATGCATCGTTGAGAGGCATGGGAGGGGGCAGGACTTACACAGGGTTTGGACCCCTGTTGCCTATGAAAGTATTGTACTACTCCTTTTTGTCCTTGTCAACCCATTCAAATCCACCAGTACAATCAGGAACCCATGGAGCACAGAGTCTCATTTCTCCCCCAAGTTTCTTACACTCTTCAGTGTAACACTTAGAAGTATCTATAGGACTCTCTATCAACCGTGGCAAAGGTATTCTAGGTGTTCCATAGTCTCCTGTCAAGCGTTCATATTCATATATGGCTTGATCTACTTTGTTCTTGATGATAAAATCTAATAACTTCTCTTCATTTCTAAATTTCTGATTTAGATCTTCTCCAAATTCAATTCCAAATTGTTGTTGTATAAGTACTATGAATTTCCAAATTTCATCTTCAGAAATTTTAAAATATGCAGCAATAGAAACTACGATACCAGATGTAATAATTGCCATTATCATTGCTTTGGTAATACCAAGCGCATTAACTTTTCCACCTCTAATAGTGAAAAGTTTAATCATTAAATTCCTCCAAAGATTTATCAATAACTCTATCTATACGATATTTCAACAACTCTCCATCTTGAATGACATAATCATTAATAATATCAATCGTACCCATTTTAAGTTGCAATTCATCTATAAAATTAAAAACCTTTCGTTTTTCAATTCCTGGTATCAAAGAAATAATATCCAAAGACCCATGAATGATTGCACCAATCTTTATCCATTCTTCTAGAGGTTTTTTCTCTTTACCAAACTTAAATTCAAAAATATTAAACTTATTTTTGTTCATTCCAAAAATTCTCTAGTGCATCATCTAACATTTGTTTTGGATCTATATCTTTTTTTGGATCTCTGAGTTTTTTTGTATCAAAAGTAATCATCGGAGAAACTTCTCCATTTTCCTCAACTTTCAATTTAGCACCAAATACAGTTCCTTTTGGTTGTATTTCAACTTGATTGTAGGAATTTAACTTAATTTCACCTATATCAGTACTTACTTTTAAATAACCTGCTTTAGATGCGATATTGATTATATCTTCTGGTTGTCCTGGTAAATTTTCGGGCATTAAAAAGGAGTAAGTTTTACTCCTTTTTATTTATTACGTTTTATTACGCTGTTGCTTTTGCTTCTTTGCGTGAAGTCTTTTCTTCAGAAATTTCAGATCTCCTTGCTTTTGCAAGTTTTGTCAGTTCTTGAAGTGCTTTACGAGCACGAGTTCCTGCAGAACTATTTCCATTTACAAATTTTTCATCTTCATTTTGCCAAGTCGCAAATGCATCAGCAATTTGTTGTGTAGTTTCAGACATAATACTCCTCAAAAAATAATTAGGATTAATTATATATATCATTTTCATATTAAAAAGGGAAGTTTTTACACTCCCCCTAATAGTTTATTAAATTTTTTCTACTTCAACTTCAATTGGAATAAGACGAGATGCATAATCATAGGCGTATGATGTACGGGCACCATGATGACCCCACCCAATCCAACTGTAAGCATAATCCATATAACGATTAATGGATTTGCCAGGAACTTTCATTCGGTCTTCAATTTGTTTCCATTGAACTTCTGTAGTCAGATAACGAAGTTGAGTGTCTAGAGTTGAAGGAGATCCTCCAATTCTTCTAGCAAAATCACCCAGTCCATAATAACGGTTTGCAGAAGTCCACTGGATGAGGCCATAACCTCTTCCACAACCGTTGTATGAAGTCCTAGCACCACCTTCACAAATATTAGGTACAAATGTAGATTCTTGCCTAATATTGCCCATGATGGTGGCAAGGGCGTTTTTATCTTTTATACCACGCTCTTGAAAGAAAGCAAGAGTAGTATTTTCGTGTTCATTACACCCTTTACAAATTAGCCTTTTCTCTTTTGGCTTTTCGGGAGCAACCTCTAGGATCGCTGTCTTCTCTGTTTCAAACTCCTTAATAATGGAATATGAAGGAGCACTTGCAGATGATGGCAGTGTTGCCGAAATGGTTGTAACCGATGCCAGAAGGGGCAGGGCTACAGTAAAGAAGTTTTGCATTAAATTTAATTGAACTCTACATCCGTATAGAGAAAGCGCACATCCCCTTTCTCAAGGGGCAATCTCCACGGCTCTAAATCAAAATCAATATCTCATAATAAAAAACCCTGCTCATAACAGGGATTTTAACATTATAAGTTTTTATTTAGGATTTGTCAATGGGTTGGTTTACCGAATATCCAATTCTTCCTCGTCAGTCCAACCTTCTTCCTCTAAACAAAGATAATCAAGTTCAGTAGTACCTTCTGGGATATTAATCCACTCATCAAACTCTGCAAGAAGTGCCTGAGCATTTCTATGTCGATCTGCATCATGAAGGAGTTCAATTTTATTGATTGCCCACTCACGGACTTGTGCTACAGGTTCACTTTCAATCCAAGTTTCCATAGTAATCTTTTCTGAAGTAGGTTCCTCCACTATAGAAGCACTTGGTTCTTCCGTCAAGTGCTCCAAAAAATTTTTAATTAATTTCAAAAAGTTCATAAACTTAATTATTATTTTCTCTTACTCTCATTAATGCCTTTCTAATAACAGAAGATCTTGTAGTTTTCTTTCCACCAGTATCTTTTGAATTTTTTGTTAGATTATCAGATTGTGGAATAACTCTTCTATTATCAGAAGCATCTCCTGGATGTATTTTATGCCACCTATCAGAGTTCCCCTTTCTATTTGCTTGTGCTTGTATATGATCTACATCGTGCTGTCTTCCAGTTTCTCTTGATTTATTTTGTGCCTCCTCTCTTTGCTTCTTCTTTCTTTCTCTTTCAATTTTTAATGCCTTGTTTGCTGTTGATGAAGGACTTGGATGAAGATTTCTTTTGGCGTGATCTTCAAGTTCTTTTTTACTAATTGCTTTTAAATTTTGAGATCTTCTTTCGCCTTGTCCCTGTATTGAAGATTTTCTTTTTGTAGTCCATTTTCCTCCACCAGTATTTCTAACACGCCACTCATCAGGATTATCTTTTGCAAGACGCTTTTTCTCCGCCTCTTCTCTACTTGCTTCTAAAATAAACTCTCTAAAAGTTTTCATCTATATTGCTACTTTTTAGGTATTTATTAATTTACACTTATAACCTTTGTGCTGTTTAAATTTTCCCTTTGCTACATTACACATATTTGAAGCATCAATTCCTTCATTTTTACAAAACTCATTCAAACCCTTAACAATCAAAACTTCACCATTAGGTTTAATAACTTCATAAGTTTTCATTTGGTTTGGTTGTGGAACAAACTTTCCTTTTTTTGCTTGACTGATTTTATCTTTAACTTCTTGAGTTCTTGGAATACCTCTAAATTTTTCTGCTTGCTTTTGGTAATGTTCTTTTGGAAGAATTGATGGTTTGCCTTTACGAATACTACTTTGTTTCTGTTTCCACTTCTCAACTTCTTCTGGTTTTTCTTTCAACCATTTTTGGAAGTTTCTTTTAGCAAGTTCTATTCTCAACTCTTCCACTCCTTCAGTTTTACCAGAAAGCATACGAGAAGCAATATCGTCTTCAATATTACCATACACTTCAAATAATCTCTTATGAACCTCTGCGTGGGCCCACAGAGGAAGTTTTACAAGATTACTTGGTTCATCAGTTCCTCCCATATATTTTGGAACTATATGATGTATGTGGTAAATCTCTTTCATTTACAGAATGTTGCCGTTATAGTTATTTATCAAAGTAATCTTTTCTAAAATAACGACCCAAAATATTTACATTATAAAAAGCAGGTGTTCCATCCTCCAATGCTTCAGTCAAAACTCCTTTGACGAACAATTGTCTGGTTTCTTCAAAGTTTGTTTTGCCCTTTGTTTTATGTAATGATAAGATAGTTCGACTAAAATTTTGTCTACCAAATTTGTCAATGTCTTCTTTAAGTTCCGGACAAGACCCATAGTAATCCTTCCAATTAGATTCTGTTTTTACCTTTCTTTTTTTACCTTTCGGAGTTCTAAACTGCCAAAGATACTTTCTTCCAATATATTTTCTACCATTCAGTTTATTTTCTATCAAATAAACAAACCCAAAATAATCTCCAATATCCGAACTCGTAAAGGGAATTCCATTATAGTTCCAAGGGTTTTCATAGTCAATATCTGTACTCATCTAACACATCAAGAACTGCATTCAGATATTTATGAGCGAGTCCTTTCATGTCCATATCGTGCCTTATATGCTCATTATGCAAATCATTCTTTAACTTTAAAACGCGAACTTTAAGTTCTTCTTTTGTTACTTTATTTTTAGACATTAAAAAAGGAGGGGTTACCTCCTCTATCTATAAAAGATTAGTCATTTGTACCTAACCATTCCTTACAAAAGTCATAATCTCCAAACAAAAATTCATCACATTCTGCTGCTTCTTTATAGGCATTTATGATTGATTGTTCACACCATTCATCATAATTGGAATCGTTTTTAAGTATTTTGGGATTCATTTGATTTTAAAAATCTACCTTTGGAATCTCTGGGAAGTTTTTTTCTTTTACCTTCTGCCCACACCTTTTTCATAGACTCTTTTTTTCTTTCAATTTCTTCTTGAGTTTGTTTTCCGGGTCTTCCTTTTCTATGAGCAGATTGAGAATATTTTTCTTTTATTTCTTTAGTTCTCTCATAAGGTTTATATAAGTGTTTATATTGTTTTGGGGGTTTATCTCCCCCATCTGTGTTATTTTCAAGTATTCCAGTTCCATTATTTAATCTACCATA